TGACCCTGTACTCAAAAGAGCTGTCCTTAGTAGACTGGTCTGCTAATTCGTATGGAGTCTGCAAGGGATTTGAAAAAATTTACAACGATTGCGACAAAGCTGCTGCTGACAATGCAGGAAAGTTACCCGTGATTGAGTACATCAACTCGACGCCTGAGAAGGTTGGCAAGGGCAACACGCGAGTGCCGAACTTCAAGCTGGTGTCGTGGGTAGCGCGTCCCGCTGGGATGAACGCTGACGGCGGTGACGAGTTTGAGCCAGAGCCAGAGCCAGCGCCTGTACGCAAGGCGGCAAAGCCAGCGCCTAAGCCAGTAATGGATGATGAAGAGTTTTTCTAACCAGTAGTCTGGTGCGCCGGTGGGTTGATCTCCACCGGCTTTTTTTTTCTCTAAAAATAATGAAAGTGAGAATATGAATGAGTTGGCTCTTTTCGCAGGCGCTGGTGGAGGTATTCTCGGAGGACACCTCCTTGGATGGAGAACCATCTGCGCTGTCGAGTGGGAACCCTACCCCGCAAGCGTACTGTGCGCCCGACAAAATGACGGACTTCTCCCGCCTTTCCCGATATGGGATGACGTTCAGACCTTTGACGGACATCCGTGGAGAGGAATTGTTGACGTTGTATCGGGAGGTTTTCCATGCCAAGACATCAGCGCAGCGGGTAAGGGCGCAGGGATTGATGGAGAACGCAGCGGGATGTGGGGAGAAATGGCACGCATCATTTGCGAGGTACGACCCCGATTCGTGTTCGTGGAAAACTCCCCAATGCTCACTTTTAGGGGGCTTGGACGAGTTCTTGGAGACCTGGCCGCAATGGGGTTTGATGCGAGATGGGGAGTGCTGGGAGCAGCGGACGTTGGAGCAAACCATCAGAGGGACAGAATCTGGATTGTCGGTATGGATAGGAACTCCAACCGCAACGATGAGCGAACGCAGCGAGAAATTTGCAGCAGGAAGATTGCCAACACCAGCGGAGTATGTTCAGAAATGGCCGACACCGACAGCGCACAACGCCAAAGAAACGAATGCACCAAGCGAACACATGAGAAACACACCAACATTAACCGCGCAAGCGAATTGGCCTACACCCAAGACAAAAGGTATGTGTGGTGGCTCAGGAGCATGGGCGCAACTGAAAGCCAATACAACGATAGAGGAAGCCCGAGCAATGGGCGCAGGGAATGGTGGGAGGTTGAACCCAACGTGGGTAGAGTGGCTGATGGGGTGGCCGCTAGGGTGGACAGACTTAAAGCCATTGGAAATGGACAAGTCCCATTGTGTGCAGCAACTGCTTGGCGAATCCTCTCAGCAGGAGTCTAACAATGGACACTGAAACAATAGCCAAGGCCCTGGGCAACGCCAAGAAGGTGAACGGGAACTGGCTTGCGAGTTGCCCTGTGGCTGGGCATGGCCGAGGAAACGGTGACAAGAACCCGTCTCTCTCTATCAAGGAAGACAATGGCAAGTACCTGTTCCATTGTCACGGCGGCTGCGACCAGGGATCTGTATTCGACGCGGTCAGGGAACGCAACCTGTTGCCAGCGCTCCAGCGTCAGGAGTACAGTCTCGCGCTTATCAAAGGTGAATTGATGACTATGCCAACGCTGGAGCAGGAGTGGGAGTACAAGGACGAGGTAGGAGATACCCTATTTGTAAAGCGCCGGTTCAAAGTAAATTCTGAAAAAGGTAAGACGTACTCTCTCCACAAGGTGGATGCAGCAGGAAACCGCAAGGGCAGCATGACAGGGGCGCGCATAGTGCCTTACCGCCTACCGGAACTCATAAATGCGCGTGAAGCTGGCCGCGCCATCTATCTGGTGGAAGGCGAGAAGGCAGCGGATGCCCTGGTCAGCATCGGAGCCATTGCCACTACGAGCCACGCTGGTGCAGGCCACTGGCCTGAGGACATCACCCAATACTTTGCTGGCGCGGTGGTGATAGTGGTTCCTGACTGCGACGCGCCAGGATGGAAGTACGCAAAGCGGGTGGTGCAGGCATTGCTGCCAGTAGCTAAGGCCATCCGAGTCCTGGACTTCAACCTACCCGAACTCGGGGATGATGCCTACGAGTGGGTTGCGGATGGCGGTGACAGGTCTAAGCTGGCAGAGTTAGCTAAGGCGCTACCGGTGATAACCAGCGTGGACCAGGTAGTGACACCCCAGTGGATACAGCCTAGTTCTACCGAAGTTACTGTAGAACCCGATAACTTAGATATAACTGAGCCGCCCATCCTAGTGCCGCGGCAGCTGCTTAACATCGAGTCTTGGGACTCGATTGAGGACGAGCCGGTGGAGTGGCTGATAGAGAACGTGCTGCCGAGGAAGGCATTCGCTGCCCTTTACGGGCCACCAGGGTCATACAAGTCATTTGTAGCCCTGGACATTGCCGAGGCGGTGGCTACGGGCAGGCCGTGGATGGGTCGGGAGGTGCAAGCTGCAGGCGCGGTGCTGTACATAGCCGGTGAAGGATTCGGCGGCATCGGCGCAAGGATCAAAGCCTGCAAGATGCACAACCGCACGCAATCAGGCGCTGAAATCTACGTCATAAGGGCAGCTATCAACATGAGATCGAGCGCCGAGGATTTCGATTTGTTGGTGGCCTCGATCAAGGACCTGATGGAGAAGACAGGCGTCCAGTTTGAACTGGTGCAGATTGACACGTTAGCGCGCGCATTCGGCGGTGGCAACGAGAACAACTCAGAGGACATGGGCGCTTTCATCCACAACGCTGGACGAATTCAGCGGATGCTTGGGTGCGCCATGATGGTGTTGCACCACAGTGGGAAGGATGTTACCAAGGGATTGCGGGGACATTCCAGCCTATTGGGAGCCGTGGATACCCAGCTAGAACTTATGAAGGTTGACGCAACTCCCAACCCGTCTAGCCCGATAGCAGGCAGTGGAGTTCTCACGATCAGCAAGCAGAAGGACGGCCAGGACGGGCTAAAGATTGGATTTGAGATGGTGAAGGTGGGGATCCAGGCCAGCGCGCTAGGCATCAGCGACGCACAGATTAGCCTGGCCGTCAGGGCATCAGACGAGGCGCTAAAGCAGGAGATGCAGCAGCAGGCAGTCGAGCGCCAGGCCAAACCACGCAAGCTGCAGGAAAACCAGCAAGCGGCCTTAGACGCAATCCACGACGCACTAAATAAGAATGGGCATATGACAAATGTGGGTGAGGAGCGCCACAAGACGATCTCAGTGTCTGAGTGGAAGGAGGCATTCGCCAAGTTGAAGGGTGACAGCAAGTCCATCGACAGTGACTTTTACCGTGGCAAGAAGGCGATGTTCGCCAAGAAGCTGGTTGGGTATCACGAGACGGATGTGGCGAATTACTGCTGGGTGATCTACCGCGATGGTGACAAAGATGAGCCGTTTGTGGCATCAGTCTGATAGGCAACTTGCGAAGTTGACTATGTAAATATAGGCAGTTGCCTATGTACTTATGTTGTGAATATATAGGCAACTCAGTGAAATATAGGCAGTTGCCTATGCTGCAAGTTGCACAGGAATAGGTAAAAACCTAGTCAACTTACAACTTCTTGCTTAATGCAAGAAGTAAGTTAACTAGGTTGACTACCTCGGAAAGTTGGTATGGTGAAGTTGACTAGATGAGGAGTTGAGGATGGCGACGAAGAAACTTACGGATAGGGATGAGTTCCCGTCTGACCCGTTCAAGGTGTTCCAGCATTCGCTCATGGTTGAAATGGAGACCGCAAAGATGGAGCATGAGAAGACTTGGGGCATTGACCGAGTGATCGACCTGGTGGAGCCTGAGTTCCGCAGGAAGTTCAACGCGCAGCGGGAGCGCATCTGGGAGGCCAGCCAGGCGCGGGACGAGGAACGGCTGGAGAAGGCCGTTAAGGGAATGATCGCGGCCTACAAGGCGCTCACCAGGTGGGCGACTGAGGCAGGCATAGAGCAGATGCCTAAAATCGATTGCATGGAGTACATGATGCAAGACGATGGATTGCTGGTCGTTGTCAAGGATAAGAAGATGGCGACCTGGTATGAGCAGTTCCGCAAGCAGAAAGGCGCGAGATCGATCTGGACACTCGCGGAACTGGAGGTGGTGATGAACGGTCCAACTCTGAAACAAGTGAGAGAGATCAAGGCGGCGATTCCAGGCACGACAATGGTTCCCGTGACGCCTCAAGGATCAAGCGGATTTGAGGAGATGGAGAACGACATCGACATCAGCAAACCATTCAAGGGCGGCAAGTTATTCGACACAGTGGCAGCAGAAAGGGTACGAGATGAGCGCAGGACGTGATTTATGGGATGAGGTAATACGCAGGGTGCTTGCGGTAACGAAAAATGCTTGGAGGGTCATCTAATGCCTGGGAATCCAAAAGTGAGAGCCGATATCGCGCTGCTGGAGGATATTGATGACGAGTTGATCCTGTCAATGTTTGAGGAAGGGCGTAGCAAGGCAGACATATGCCGTGGCCTAGGCATCGGACGGCGTGCGCTCGATACTTGGATATCGGACAACGACTATGAAGCTAAAATAACGCGCGCGCGGGTGGAAGCGGCCTCGCATTTAGCCTGCGAGACACTCGCTATCGCGGACAGCATGGACGCCGACAACGGCCAACGCGACGTGCAGCGCATCCGGACGCGCCAGTGGCTGGCCGAGCGATGGGATCGGAAGACCTACGGCACTGACAAAGCGCAGTCGGTCAACATCAGCATTCAGGGTTTACGCATGGAGGCGCTGCGCCACGTCGAAGTGGTTGAGCAGTTATCCACAGACCAGATGCCAAAGTTATCCACAGAATGAGTACATTTGCTCAAAGATTAAGCAGAAACACGCATAATCACCATGTTTTCATTCACATAATGGACACTGTATTAAGTAGTTCTGTCGCACTAAGTGCAGACGCTCAGCGGAATACTCAATGGAATCATAGGGTTACGCGCACCATATCGCAGCGTCAGAGGGGACGCGCAGCGTGCTGAGTTATCCACAGGATGCAGATCGTTTGTTCGCTGCACGAACTAACCTGGCCGGTGGCCGACCCCCCCGTGGGCCGCTGGCGGCGGGGCGGTTGTGGCAGCACCCAAACACCTACCGAATCAACTGATCCACTGACCCCCTACCCACCCACCTGATCGCGCCCTATGTCTTCCAAAAAAAATTTTGAGAATCCTGAGAACCCGTTTATTGAGTTCGCCATACGCTACCGAAACGATCCCGTGCTGTTTGTGCGAGAGGTGCTGAACACCGAGCCTGATACTTGGCAAGTGGAGTTTCTGAATCACATTGCTAAGGGAAACCGACGCATTAGCGTACGCTCCGGCCACGGCGTGGGTAAGAGTACGGCGTCTGCCTGGGCAATGCTCTGGTATCTGTTCCTACGGTTCCCTGTCAAGATTGTCGTTACAGCGCCAACGTCAAGCCAGCTTTACGATGCCCTGTTCGCGGAACTGAAGCGGTGGGTAAAGCAGCTACCGCCCATGCTGGCCGACCAGTTGGACGTGAAACAGGACAGGGTCGAGGTGAAGGAAGCGCCCAACGAGGCGTTTATATCGGCCAGGACCAGCCGCGCAGAGCAACCCGAAGCACTACAGGGCGTCCACAGTGACAACGTCATGCTGGTGGCCGACGAGGCGTCCGGTATTCCCGAGGCGGTGTTCGAGGCAGCAGCCGGTTCTATGTCGGGTCACAAGGCGGTGACGCTGCTGCTGGGCAATCCGGTGCGCTCAACGGGTTTCTTCTACGACACCCACAACCGGCTGAAGGATGATTGGATCACCATGAAGGTGAGTTGCGCCGACTCCCCCCGCGTCAGTGAGGCGTACCTGGGAGAGATGGCGGCACGCTACGGCGAAGAGAGCAATGCCTACCGGATCCGCGTGCTGGGGGAGTTCCCGCGTTCAGATGACGATACTGTCATCCCAATGGAGTTGCTAGAGATGGCGCAGCAGCGAGATGTCCAGCCCATCGAGACAGCGCCAATGGTTTGGGGTCTGGACGTTGCCAGGTTTGGGTCAGACAGATCGGCGCTCTGCAAGCGTAAGGGTAACGCGGTGACCGAGCCAATCAAGACCTGGAAGAACCTGGACCTGATGCAACTCACGGGCGCGGTGGTCTCAGAGTACGAGGCGCTGCCACCAAGCGAGAGGCCGACAGAGATCCTGGTGGACTCAATCGGCCTGGGCGCGGGAGTGGTTGACCGGCTGCGGGAGTTAAATCTGCCTTGTCGCGGCATCAACGTCTCCGAGTCGCCGGCAATGGGCGCGACGTACCGGAATCTGAAGGCTGAGTTATGGCACAAGGCCAAAGCCTGGCTAGAGGGGCGTGACTGCAAGATGCCCAAAGATGAGGCACTTGTCAGTGAACTTGCCATTGTCCGGTATTCGTTCACTTCCAGCGGAAAGATCCAGATTGAGGGTAAGGACGAGATCCGCAAGCGCGGTTTTCCCAGCCCTGACCGCGCCGACGCCTTTTGCCTGACGTTTGCCAGCGACGCGGTAATCGGTGCATTCGGCGGGGCTAAAGTGTCCTGGAATAAGCCACTGCGCAGGAATCTTCCTCGCGTTGCATAATATGGTGGCGTACCAACACGCATGGGGATTGGTCTCGGCATATTGCTGTGATAGACGGAGCCGCAAGAATGGGTCAGTCCCCACCCGTGTTGGTGAATGCCTATGCTAACCGTGGCGATAAAACCGTGTGTTTTCACGGCCCCGCAAGGGTGAGGCGGTGACAGTCGGAGAGACGACAACTTATTTTTTAAGGAGCGAATCCATGAAGATTGACAAGGCCGCCAAGAAGATTGCAAAGGTGATGGGCGAGTACAAGTCGGGCAAACTGCACTCGGGCATGACAAAGCGCGTCGTAAAGAATCCCAAGCAGGCGATTGCCATTGCGCTGTCTGAGGCTGGCAAGTCCAAGCCTATGCCAAAGGGAAAGATGTAATGGCTACGCAAACCCGCGACGTGCCTGGCAAGTACCAGGCAGCAATGGACCAGATGATGACACCTGCCAGCGAGGTGGCGAAGTGTCCTACGCCTACCCAGGACGTGGTGCTGAATCTGAAGAATCGGGCGAAGGCGATCACCACCGCCGCCTACGGTCCTGAGAATCCCGCGTTGCCAAATACGGCCTACTGGAAGAAGAAGGCTGACACCTGGGACGTGAGCGTGGATGACGCGAAGAAGAGCGTATGCGGTAACTGCGCGGCGTTCAACGTGCAGGACTCAATTAAGCAGTGCATTGCGAAAGGAATTGGAAATGAAGCAGACCCCTGGGGAACGATTGCGCTGGCTGATCTCGGATACTGCGAGATCTTTGACTTCAAGTGCGCGGCGAGTCGGACTTGCGATGCGTGGGTGGTTGGCGGGCCTAATGACGGCGATACGGAATCGATAGACACTAACTTGGGGCAATGACATGAAGATGGCAAAACCTGGACTCTATGCAAACATCAACGCCAAGCAGAAGCGTATCGCGGCTGGCTCTGGCGAGAAGATGAACAAGGTCGGCAGCAAGGCAGCGCCCAGCGCAGCCGACTTCCGCAAGGCGGCTAAGACGGCCAAGCCAATGAAGAAATGACAGCGGCCTGGCAACGCAAGGAGGGGCAGAACCCTAAAGGCGGTCTGAATGCCAAGGGCCGCGCCAGTTTGAAGGCTGCAGGCCAGGATATCAAGCCACCAGTGAAGTCAGGCGATAACCCGCGTCGGGCGTCATTCCTAGCGCGGATGGCTGGCAACTCTGGCCCTGAGATGAAGGACGGGAAACCGACCAGGTTGCTGCTGAGTCTGAACGCCTGGGGCGCATCATCCAAGGCAGACGCCAAGGCCAAGGCTAAGGCCATATCCGCGAGGAACAAGGCGAAGTGATAGCGCCAATTGCAATCAGCACCGTCCACGGCAAGAACCTGGCGGTGATGCTGGCGTCTATCCGCGAGTACTGCCCTGAGATCCCCGTCTACTTGCGTGGTCCGGCATCAGTTCTGGACCGGTTCGACGCCGACGTGAAGATGATCGGCCAGCCCCGCAACTTTGGAGATGACTACAACGACATCATCAACCGCGTCCTGCAAGACTTCGACTCTGTCGTGGTGGCGAATGACGATATTGTCCTGACGCCCACCAGCTACAAGGTCCTGCTGGAGGACGTTGAGATCCTCAACGACATGAAGCTGAACCCTGGCTGGGTAGCGTCCAGGTGCGATTGGGCGCGTGCGGTGCAGAACATCCGCTGGAATCCTGAGGGTGAGGCGTTCGATATGTGCAAGTTCACGTCTGAGTCGAAGATTCGTCGCGCTGATGTGATCTCTCCCATATTTGCCTGGATTGGTGCAGATGCCTTTGCTAAATGCCCATTCCCACCACTGAACTGGTTTTCAGATGACGTGCAATGCACCGACCTGGAGGAACTTGGCTACGAGAATTTTGTGAGCGCGTCCTATGTCCACCACGTCGGGAGCCAGACGGTGGGCGTGA